CTGGTGATACCGCTGCCGTTAGCACAGCCAAAGACGTAAAAGATGCAAGCATCGCGGCTATTAACGCCTGTACTACTCACGATGAGCTAGACGCTCTATAGTCGTAAAGTAATGGAGCAGTCTCGTGACTAAAGAAGAGATGGCAAAACTGGTAGAGCAATCGGCAGAGCTAGGAGCCAGGAAAGCCCTGCGGGACATAGGGTTGAGTGATGATGATGCCCTGTCAGATGTCTCCGAGCTTCGGGGCTTACTTGACTCCTGGCGTGCTGCAAAGCGTACCGTGGCTAAAACTGTGCTACAGGCAATAACCACCTTAGTCTTGGGCGGGTTGCTGGCTGGGTCTTACTTTAATTTCTTCGGCAAGCAATGAAACACCATGGTAGGCGAACTGGTTTTACTGATCAAAGGACTCGATACCGCTTTTAATTTAGTGCAAGCGTCCTTGAAGAAGAAAAAGCAAGTTGAGCAGATGGGCGCTGAAATATCAGGGTTCTTTGCCAGTAAGGAAGCTGTAGAGAACAAGATTGCCGAGTCCAAAAAGAACGATAAAGGCACGTATTCAGGCAGTGCTCTAGAAGAAGCAATTCAGATTCAGAACCAAGAAGACCGCATTGCTGACATGATGAAAGAAATAGGCCGTGAGTACTCACGGCAAGGGAAGTCCCCGCAGTGGCAAAAGGTCCAGAAGAACGCGATTAAGATTCAGAAAGACCGAGACTTCCGGTACAACATGCACATGAGAAAGAAACGAGTACAGGTGCAAAAAGATAGCGAGTTCTACCTTGTCGTAAAACTTGTCGTTGGCCTCGTGGTACTAATGCTCGGTTTAACCAGTTTAGTTTTTCTACTCGCACTTAACTAAGGAGTTAAAAATGGAAATGATAAAAACAGGTCTAGCTAAGATAGGTGGCCCACTGTGGCGCCTAATACAGACGACTACGCACTCAACGCTTGGCGCTGTTGTAGTACTCGTAGTGCTTGGTGTTGTTCTGTGGGTCGTCATTTAAGATGCTGTCTACTCTTGCTGCTTTAGCTGGTCCCCTCACAGGTCTGTTGGACCAATTTATCGAGGACAAGGACAAGAAAAATGCGCTCGTGCATGAAATCGCAACGATGGCAGACCGACATTCTCAAGAGCAAGTTCTGGCACAACTTGCTATTAACAAAACCGAGGCTGCTCATAAATCTTTGTTTGTTTCGGGATGGCGCCCGGCCATAGGATGGTGCTGTGGATTTAGTTTGTTCTACTCAACTATTTTAGCGCCATTCTTGGGCATTTGGGTAGAAGTCCCAGAAATTGACAGCACTCTATTAACAAGCACCATGCTTGGCATGTTGGGTTTAGTTGGCGCCAGAAGCTACGAGAAAGTGAAAAAAGTTAGCAGAGAGAAGTAAATGCAGAACTTGATCGAAATGCTTAAACGGCATGAGGGCGAGGTTGTCACTAATGGCCGTCACCTAATCTACAAATGCTCGGCAGGACACTGGACCATAGGTATTGGCAGGAATGTAGATGTTAACGGGGGTCTAGGACTTTCAGACAAAGAAGTAGACTTCTTGCTAGAGCAAGATATCGAGCGCGTAATTAAGGAGTTAAGCTCGGAGTACGGCTGGTTCAACGATCTGGATGACGTGCGAAAAGATGCTATGATTGATATCAGTTTCAACCTCGGTGCAACAAGACTGCGGAAGTTTGTATTAGCCTTGGATGCGATGGCAACGGCAGACTACAAGACTGCCGCAAAAGAATTCTTAGATTCCGATTGGAGCCGCACAGTGAAGGGCCGCTCCGTTGAGCTTGCTGCTATGATTGAGACGGGCGAGTACTCCGAATAAGGTAGAGACGCATGGCTTATTTTCGACTGGCATTGAAAGCCGGCATGGACAAACAGAACACAGAGTACGGCGCAGAGGGCGGTTGGACGGACGGCGACAACGTCCGTTTCCGGTTTGGTCTTCCTGAAAAAATAGGCGGATGGACTAACTTCAACGGCTCTGCTTCCTATTTGGTCGGTTTTTCTAGCGAGACTTTTTCTTGGAATAACAACGCAGGCGTACCGTATTTAGCGGTCGGCACTGAGCGAAAGGTATATGTCTCCGTCGGCGGAGCGTGGTCCGACATCACACCCCTTAGAGCAACCACTGCGGCAGGCGATGTTACGTTTGCAGCGACTAACGGCTCGGCTTTACTCACAGTCACGGACACGGCTCACGGTGCGGACACTGGGGACTTTGTCACTTTTTCTGGCGCAGTTAGTTTGGGCGGAGTAATCACTGCGGACATTCTGAATTCTGAGTGGGAAATCACAGAGGTACTTACCTCTTCTACCTACACGATCACCGCTCCTGTTGCTGCTAATGCGAGTGACACAGGTAATGGCGGAGGCTCAATTGTAGGTGCTTATCAGATCAATGTTGGCGCGGATCGAAGCTTCTTTGACTTCGGATGGGGAACTGGAACTTGGGGCGCAAGTACGTGGGGAACGGCCCGAACAGTGGTAACTCAACCGAGCATTTTTGCTCGCATCTGGAAGTTTGATCAATTTGGTCAAGTGCTTATTATGCAAGCTGTTAATGGTGCAATTTATAACTGGGACCCAGCCTCCGGCACAGACCAGAGAGCGACAGTGGTCTCAGGAGCGCCGACCAAGAGCACCTTTGCGCTAATATCCTCGCCCGACAGGCATCTAGTCTGCTTCGGTACGGAAACAACCGTTGGTGATCCTACGACCCAAGACCCTCTTTTTGTCCGGTTCTCAGATCAAGAGAACATCAACGATTTCGTGGAAACCGCTATCAACACGGCAGGCGGACAGAAGCTCTCTGATGGCAACCGGATCATGACAGCGGTCCGCTCTCGCGGTCAGATACTTATTTTCACTGACACGTCGCTGCACGGCATGCAGTATATTGGACCTCCTTATACCTTTGGTTTCAGCCAATTAGGCAGTAATTGCGGAGCACTGGGTCCGCATGCGGCGGTAGATGTGAACGGCCTGGCGCTTTGGATGGGTCCAGAAGCTTTCTATGCTTTCGACGGAACTGTCAAGAAAATACAATGCACGGTTCAGGACTATGTCTTCAGCGACATCAATCTAGTCCAAGAAGATAAAGTCTATGCAGCTCTTAATACCGATTACAACGAGATAACGTGGTTCTACTGCAGTGCCGGCTCTGACTTTGTTGACCGCAATGTGACCTACAATTACTTGGAAAGCGTCTGGTCAGTAGGCTCACTAGCACGCACCTCATGGCAGGATGTGGACACCTTCGAGAAGCCCACGGCCACCGAGTATTTGAAAGACAGCACAGCGGCCACTCTGACCACTATATATGGCCTGACAGCAGGACGAAGTCTGGTTTACAGGCAAGAAGACGGCTACAACCAAGCGGATGGCACGGCTGTGTCAGCGGTCATCGAATCGGGTTATTTTGATATTGGTGACGGTGATGACATGCTCTACATGAAGCGATTCATACCGGATTTTAAGGACCAGCTAGAGAACCTGACTGTCAATCTTTTGCTGCGCCCATACCCGCAGGCCACTGCTAACCCAAGCTCGTTGGACCCTTACGTCATTACACCGACTACTGAAAAGGTGGATACCCGCGCACGCGGAAGGCAAATAGCTATTAAGATCACAAGCACGGACGTAGGAGCTTGGTGGCGCTACGGGACACTTCGCGTGGACATACAACCGGATGGCCTCAGATGACAAAAATCACAAATGTGCGTTTACCCAACGCGGCCCAAGGCGAATACAGCCCGCAACAGTTCGACCAGCTTGTAAGGTCTTTGGAGCAGATTGTGCTGCAATTAAACGCATCCTACACGCCGATAGTGACTCAGCAGAACAGCAATAAACGCGCTTGGTATGAAGGATAACTCATGGCAGACAAGTACTTACGGCAATCTCTGATTCCCGCTGCATCCACCGAGACCACTATCTACACGGTTCCGGCAGCGAACTCGGCGATGATACGGTCACTGCGCGTGACTAACGCCAATGCGTCTTCGGCAGACATCACTGTGGTCCAGAATAATGCTGGTAGTGCCACGGCTCATTATTTATACAAAGCACAGGCTCTGGCAGCGGATGCGACAGTTGACGTGTTTAACGGCGTACCGTGTATTTTGGAAGAGGCCAACGTGCTAAAAGTGACCTCTAGCCAGGCAGATACCACTTTTTACCTCTCCTATTTAGAGGTTGATAGAAACTAATTTTATCGCCATAATTGACGCTATTCCGCGTCTTTTGGCGCGCGACCCTGTGTGGTCCCATCAAATAAAGGACGTAAATCATGGCCGAAGCGATGCCGGGCGGTATGCCTGCCCCTACAATGGAAGACTTTGCTGCTTTCGAGCAGATACGACAAGAAGTCTCTCCGTCTGAAATCAACGAAACCCTACTAGCTACGGCGGCTGAAGCCGATCCGATGGCCGTGGCCGAGTTTAAATCAGAACTGCGGAACCTGGATCTACCTCCCGAAGTGCTCGATGCCCTCGACGGCATGGTCGATGAAATCCTAGCCACTCCTGAGCGCTATGCTGAGATTCGAGCACATTACCTCACACAAGATATGTCCGAAGAGCTGTTACCTGAAGCCTTTGATCCTGAGTTCTTTGGCGCTCTAAGTATTGCATTGGATGAGATCCGAGCCACTAGCGGTGAACCGGCAAGAGCACCACAGGGCTTTGCCCACGGCGGTATAGCGAGCCTTGGTCGGAACGGCGACACGATGCTTGCTCACGTCACGCCTGAAGAGATGAGGATGCTCAAAGATAGAGGTGGCGCCGGCACGATTAACCCCAGAACAGGCTTGCCTGAGTTTTTCTCCTTAAAGAAAATATTTAAAAAAATAGGCCGAGCCGTCAAGAAATTTGCACGATCTACGATCGGTAAAATTGTTATCGGCACGGCGCTGTTCATGCTCGCCGGACCGGCGGCAACGGCAATGTTCGGTAGTACGGCTGCCCCTGCTTTGATTGCCGCGACCCAAGGTTTTGTTGCTGGGGCAGGTAGTTCACTGCTTGCAGGTGAGAGCTTGAAAGACTCTTTAAAAATGGGTGCAATAGGCGCAATAGGCGCAGGGGCTTTCACAGGCGTGACTCAAGGCGCAAGTGCCTTTCAATCCACCGCTCCAGTAACTCAGGCGAGTGCGAGTGCGACCACTTCTTTAGCCCCTGACGCCGCTTCCTTAACAAAGGAAGGATTTAGTCTAGGCACTGCTACAACGCCAAGTACGTCAGGTCAGATTACCGGCCTTCCTGGGGCTGGGACTGCGGCTCCTGTGACCGACCCTAATGCTCTTTTGAGAATGCCGCAAAGTGCCTCGGCTCCTGTGACCGACCCTAATGCTCTTTTGAGAACGGCACAAAGTATCCCGGCTAACCAAGGGCTTACAACACCTGCTACTTTTGCCCCTCGTCCTGTTGCAACCGTGGGCGGCACTGTCAATCAGGCGGCTTTAAATGCCGGCCCAGGGTTCAGTCTCTCAACAGGGACACCTATCCCCTCTGGCCCGGTCCCAGGTATCGCCGGCCTCACTGGCTCAAGTGCTAGCCCCGCGGCCACAGGAGCTAGTTTTGCACAGAATATAAAAGGCGCTTTAACCCCTGGCAAACAGGACGGAATAGGCTTCGCTCAGGGACTTAAAGGCGCCGGTAGACAGGCCTATGATTTTATCTCTCCTTCCGCAAGAGAAGCCGCTGGCGCTAATAACATAATCTCTAAGTATGGTCCGCTCGCAGCCACAGGTCTTGGCGTTATGGGTCTCGCAGGAGGATTTGACGCACAGTCCCCCGGTATTCCAGAGGGCTATGGCGGAATGATGGATGACCCTGCTCAAGCGCTTATTGATGCGAACCCAGAGCTTTACCGCTTGCGGTTTGGCGGCGTCAGGCCCATAAGTGGCACTACTTATCAGACCTACGCTCCTCCTCCGGTTTACGCAGCAGCACACGGCAGTGACTCACGAGGTGTGGCGAGTCAGCACTTCCCTGAAATGGATGGGCCTATTAACGGACCAGGCACTGGCACAAGCGATGACGTGCCGGCAATGCTCTCAGATGGTGAGTTTGTCTTCACGGCCAAGGCTGTACGGAACATGGGCGACGGATCACGGCGCAAAGGGGCGAAGAAAATGTACGCCCTTATGAAGAAACTGGAGGCAAGATAACCATGGTGGACATGACGTACCAAACCCAGTATATCCGTGAGGCCCCTGAGATTGAGGCGCGGAAAAAGCAGATTCTAGCGGAGAGCTATCGCCTATATAACGAGCCGATGGACCTTCCTTTTGTAGAAGCGGCAGCAATGTCTGGGACTGAACAGCAGGCGATGGATTTTGCCAAGCAGGGCGTAGGATCTTTTGAGCCTTACATACAGGCTGCTTCCCAGGGCGTTAGCCAGGGCATGGATCTGACCCAGCGCGGCGCTTTAGCAGCAGGCGCGGTTGACACAACAGATCAGTTTCAATCGGCTCAAGACATGCTCGGCAGAGCTGTTCCAGTTATGGGACAAGGCATTGGCGGGATTCTAGGGTCGGCGCAAGCTTATGACCCGAACATGGCTGAAAATTATTTTAATCCTTACCAAAAGCAGGTCACCCAAGGCGGCTTGAAGGAGATGAATCGCCAGGCGGACATCCAACGCCAAGGCAACGCGGCCCAAGCCGTTAGTGCAGGTGCTTTTGGCGGTACACGCGAAGGTGTGCAGCGTGCTGAGTTTGACCGCGGCGTACAGGATTTAATGCAGCAGAAGATCATGCAGGACTACGCCCAGAATTATCAACAAGCTCAAGCGGCAGCAATGACCGGCTTTGAGCAACAGCAGGGGCGACAACTAGCCGGCGGCCAGGCTCTAGGTCAGGCCGGTTTGCAGTTCGGTAATCTCGGAGAAGGGATCGGCGGCTTAACTGCACAGCAAGCCGGAGTAGATATCAGTAAAGGCCAGGCACTTGGTCAGCTAGGCGGTCAAATGGGCCAACTTGGTCAGCAATACGGAGCCTTGGGCCAAGCTACACAGCAGCTCGGCGCAGCTGATACTGCCTTACTTGCAGGGCTTGGCGGTCTTGAGAGAGGAATAGAGCAGAGCCAGATGGACGCCATCCGTACCAATCAGACGCAAAGGGCCATGGCGCCCTACCAACAACTCGGCTTTTTATCAGATATCTTTAAGGGCGCGCCCTCTACACAGATGTCATTAACCGCGCAATCTGCACCGAGCGCCAGTCCGATGCAATCAGCAGTAGGACTTGGTGTTGGAGCCTTAACCACAGGTGCAGCTGCCAAAGGCTTATTTGGTAGCTAACTTATTAGGACTTAGGGAATAAAAATGCAAGAAAATATTCAAATGGTTGACGATGATGAGATCGAGAATGTCGGCATCATGAGCGGTTTCATGGACGATCTCGAAGAGCTAATGAGCGAAATCGACGCCGAGGAGATGGGAGTCGAAGATGCCGACATGGCAGCGATGATGGGTCGCACGCCGGATTCACCTGAGATCCTGATGAATAATCTGCGCGGTGATATGCGTTCTATTGACGCCAGGCGAGAAGAATTAGCGGACCTAGTAGGTGCTCGTGAAGCCGAGGAGACGCCCGAAGGCGTTTTAGCTCTGCTTCAGCCGGTGTTGGCGCAGCAACAAGCTGTCCCGCCTATGCCGATGGCGCCTCCTATGCCACCTCAAGGAATGCCTCCAGAGATGATGGGAATGCCTCCGCAGGGCATGCCACCTATGCCACCTCAAGGAATGCCACCTCAAGGAATGCCACCACCGCCCATGGGCATCGAGTCAATTAGTGTTGACGAGACAATAATGCCTGGTATGTATCGAGGCGGGCCCGTCCAAAATTTTAACCAAGGGTCCGGCGCGATGGGCGTGACTCCTGCAAATAACGCTTTTTCAGCGTACCCGTCTGATGTTGTCCAAGAAGCACAACGAAGAGTTCGCCATATGGTAGATGGCGGTATGGTGCAGAATTACAATCGAGGCGGCCCGGTACAACAT